AAGAACTCATCATGTAACTTGTCAAAATCCTTATAATACTTCTCCCTAACGCTCTCTATAGTATCTGTTGGATTGATGCCATGAATGATATGCCGAAGATAATAAATCCCATCTATTGCGCACAAAACAACACAAGTCATAAATGCTCCTTATCTTAATTTAGCTCACTACTTCTGTTATTTTTTCAATCAGATATTTGACCGTTTCGGCCTGCGTATGAGGCGCTTCTGCATATTGCAAAATCTCATCAGTCAAGAATGCCGGATCAACGCTATTCATGAATGTCTGGATCATGTTTTCCCGCTCTTCCTGTCCAAACGGAACAAATTCCACCTTACGTTGAAATCTTCTTAGGAGAGCTTTATCCAAACGGTCGTATCGGTTAGTTGCCGCTATCACAACTTGACCGTCTACAAGCCCGTCCAACGCCTGCATCAAGGCAATCGTAGTTCTTCCGAGTTCTCCATCGGCGCCATGATCATTTCCTCTTGCAAGCCCAATGCAGTCGATTTCGTCAAGCATAAGCACACATCTTTGGCCTTTACAATAATCAAACACACGATGTAGATTCTGTGCCGTCTTGCCTAAATATGACTCAATCAGATAGGAAAAATTCAAATAGGCATATGGCAACCCCAGTTTAAAAGCAACATATCGGGCAAATTCTGTTTTTCCCGTTCCCGGAATCCCATATATCAAAGTGCTGTTCGTGTATGGAATACCATACTCCGACATTTTCGTTGTCACCCTGACACCGTTTTCAATCTGCTCAAATAATTTTTTTTGCTGTTTGCCGAGATAGTACCGATCTTTGCGGAAACCAGAGACATCCTGCATATTGATCAGCCCTTTCAGATTTGGAGGCAATTCAAACAGATTGGTGGATCCGTTAATCAATAATTTTTTGTAATATTCAGTCTTGTCTCGGTTTTTCTTTGTAGTGTCGTTAGCACAACAGCAAATTGCTGCGTTTTTTGCATCCTGTATTCGGTTTTCTGCTAAAGCCCGTATACATTTCAACATGTTTTCGTCCAATCCCATCTACGTCCTTCTTTCTTAGACAAATCTTAATTTTCTTCCATCTCTGCCCTGTATGGTTTCGGCAATAGCATCCATGCATTCACATACATGTCCTGGCTAACGAGTGATTCTGTCTCGTCACCATTAAACCATGCTCCGCCCTTTTCGTCCTCGTCATATCTTCCAATGCATGGGAGAGTGAAGTTGGAAAATGAAATCAACACATATTCCCCAAGCTCCGGAAGACGTTCCGTCACCGGGATCCATCTCCGCACATTTTTTAACGCCAGCCTTGCGTTATTCTGATCTTCCTCACTCTCGCAGTGGATTATGATGTCATAGGTATCGTCATATACGTCTGCGACTCCGTTCTCATCAATAATAATATTCATATCTTGCCTCCCCATTGTTCCGCCATTGCCTTAGCAATTCCCGGAAATGTCTTTGATCTTACTCCCGCGTCCCGGCTGTATGTATCTTCCCATGTCCTGGCTTTCCCGCTCGGTAATCTTCCGAACATTTTCGCATTGTCCGGTTTTGGAAGCCCGGTTCCCTCCAATGGTGGTAAACCTTTCAGCCATAAGCAGGTACGCTTTGTTACATAGTTCTCAGTATCTTCTACACTCTCAGCGAACATATAAGGATCTATAATCTGATCCGCTTTGCGGTATGCACTATTCATAAATCCAACCGGGTTCTCAATGCAAATCTTGTCGATGTGCGCCAGTGCAAAATGCATGAAGAACACCGCACCGTATGCCCGCTCTCGCCACCGTTCCACAACTTTCTCCGGCTCCGTGCATTTCAGCGAGAAAAATCTCGTTGCCACGTTCGACAGATAGGTGCACGGCGGATGAGCAATCAGCATGTCCCATTTACCGATGTTGTGAACTCTGCCGTCCATCGTCACCACTGCCCCCCTCAAGCGTTTTGAGCGCGTCATTGAGTATGTGCCACTCCGGGTGACCGCCAGACGGCTTTTTGATGTCACAGCTATATGCTTCATGCCCTAAGTCGCGAAACGCCTTGCAAACGATCTGTGACTCTTCACATGCGACTAACACTTTCATCCTGCACACCCTCCCATCATCGGTGATCTCTGCGCCCATCTCCCGTTATTTCTCTTTTCTGTCAGCCTGTTCATGCTTACTCCTTCCCTCTTTAGAATTTTTTATTGATGCTCAGCCCGTACCAATCTCTGATTTCTGCAAAATTATCCCAAATAGTTCTCCTCAGTCTACTCCTGCAATTAAAGCACATATCAACACGAGCTGTGCAGGGAGAAGTGCCCTCCCCGTAACACGGAACATTCTCGCCCAAAATTTCTGTTTCATCTTCGGTTTCCATTCCGCAAATATCGCACTTGTAAATCGTTAATTTGATCGTTGACATTGCTCACACCTCCCACAAGAATTTATTCCACTTCGCAACATCATCCCACATAAAGCTCTCTTCACACGCCTGCCGTCCATTCCTGCTGCACAGTCTCGTCTGTACAAACCGCGGATACACGGCGATCACCTTCTCCTTGCACATCGCAGGCTCTCCGATCATATCTAATATGCTAATCTCTGTCATACTGCTCCGCCTCCTTCACGCTCAGCCCCACGATCCCGGCACTCTCTCCGCTATCAGTTGCCCGGAAGTGCGCTCCGGCGATCGCCGGGTACATGTATTCAAACATGACGTAGTTCGCTGCGTCGCACAGGTACTCGGTGTTTCCGGTCTCCTTATACTTCTGGATGCACTTCTGCATGGATCCGAGTGCATCCACATAGTGCTGACCGAAGTTCTCTACTGCCGGTCCGTACTTGTAATAGCTCGTCTCTACACGGGCTTTTCGAAGTTCGTCAAACTTATCGCTGTATTCTTTCTTAATGTCACAGATCATTTCTTTGCGCTACCTATTTTTCTCTAACAAGTCAGTTACTTCAATTTCCATGGTGGAGTTTACATACTGTGCATTGTCACTATATGAGGACTTGATTGTTTTTGTAATGGCAAACAGTTCTTGACCATTAACGCTGTAAACGTCAGCAATGGGGAGCTGTTTTTTCGTAACATATCCTGGGTGTCGAATAAGCCATTCCTTATCATATCCATACCGTTCAAGTTCTTTAAAAACCACGTCATCATAGTGATTAGCAAAATTTTCACCAACTTCATCGGCGAAATTTGAAATTATCGTTGCATAATCAAGTGTGCTCATGAATACCGTCCTCCACTCTTACTTACGAAACTGTAATTCCATTAACCTGAACGCCGTCTTCGAGTTCCACAACAAAGCATTTTCTTCCTTCAATAATCCGAATCGAGGTAATATCTTGGTCCTCATCCGCAATTTTTACGGTTCCAGCGCCTCCAGGAAACTTGATTTTTAAATCCTTTTCCAAAAGATTGTTCGCTAAAAGTGTTTCCTCGCCAACAAGGCAATCCCAAGCATCGGAAAACGCTTTGATCTGTTCATCGTCTCCGCAAGTAGAAACAATAACATCAGCCCTCTCTTTGGTTAGAATCACCGGCTCTCCAGAGTCTTCTCCACTCTCCATAGTATCTCTGATACACTGCCGTATGCTTTTTACAACCTCGAAGTTTAACGATGTGTTAAAAATGTTCTCTATCAGCCCCCAAAATGCTGAGTTCTGACTTCTGGCATCGAGTAAACAGCTACATCCCATAACATTTTCGCAAAACTGAGGATTATGTTCTTTCTTCGCATATGCCAGAATGCTGTGAATATCTGTGCTGCGATCATTGAATGCCGGGAACAGAAATCCGGTGTCTGGATCACCTACCATCCAGTTACGCTGACTTGCTTCAAACACTCGGCTCTTATCATTGTAGGAAATCCCTGGTCTTGAGAGATTTACCGGGCAGATGCAACACTGAACATATCTGTAAACCTCGTCGGAAGCATCGTACAGTGCGGTATTATCCGTAGCCTTGCCCGGAATATCATAAGCGCCATACACGAGCAGAATCATGTAGTTACCTGAATGATCATAATTTGCGATCACATTTTCATAGAATTTATCGAGAGATTCATCATCTTTCAACGCAGAATCTCTAAGCTTCATCAGCAGTTCTTGTGATCCACCAGGTTCTTCAGCCTCTCTCTTGATCTCTCTTGAAAGTAAGTTTTTCCCCAGTTTGCCAGACAGCCCTTTTCTGAGAATTTCCCAATATTTAAAGATTTCATCCTCCGGCAAAGAAAAGAATGCATCTCTATCCTTGAGGATAATGTTCTTCTCTGCATCTACGTAGCAGACACACATGCGACCAATAGTACATCCGTCAGAACTGAACTTATTTATTTTCTTAATTTCCGCAATTTCTCTTTTATTCATTAAGCGTCATCCCTCCGATCAGTTTATTAAGTTTTTCCCTAACATTTTTCGGCATTGGTACAGATTGTTTCAGCGCCTCTTCACGTTCATCAGAAATACTGAGCATTTGGCTACCTGCTCCGATTCTATATTCCGGCTTTTCTATCGGAAGATTTAAAGAAGCACGTTCTCTATCCCTCGCCGATATAGTCCGGTAAGATTTCAAGAAATTCGATTGTAATACTGTCAGCGCCGGACCATCCACCTGCATTTGAGCCCATTCTTTAAGCTGAGATGGTGATCCTATCGCCTTTTGTACTGTGGGTGGAAGTTTTGCAAACTCTTCTTCGGAATAATACGTAGACCGACGGATCGCTTTGGTAACAAGCCCCCATGCCGCCAGTTCACTCATGTCATCCTTCCGGAATATGAGATTCAATTTTTCAATCACCTGACCTATTCCTGGTGCAAATCCGCTTTTATCAGATTTGATGTATGCCACAGTTGCAGCTTCAACTTGTTTGAACGGATATTCTTTCAAAAGATTATGCCAGGTATTTACCGTCACCGTTTTATCCGGAACCGAAAATCTCGGATATGCCGCCTGGATCATCATGAGAATATTTATGGTTTCGTCCCTAGTCATCAGGAATTCCTCCAATCGTTATATTCTTTTGATGTCTTAATTTTTCCCAACTTATCCCATGTAATTCCTGCATAGTTATTTATCATGGAATTTTCTACAATCGAAATTACAGGATCCATTCCATACTCTCGACAATTTTTAATAAACTTATTTAGTAACATCTTGATTCCTATCTCTGTATCATAATGATTTGATGATTTCGGCTTTGCATCCTTGTAAACCATCCAATGCTTAACGCATTCCAAAGCATCTGGATTGTCATAAAAGAATATATATTCATCATATTTCTTCAAAATGATATTTAGGTTTGTAAGGTTTGATGCTCTTTTTGAAAACTCATTAGGATTCGGTTCTAATAACGCTCGGGTTTCCTTCGGCTTCTCTTCAATCCGCTCCTGCTTTTTCTTTTCTCTATACCTCGATGCCCGCTCCCGGTTCTGCTGCCGAATTTTGTCTAATCCATCCACACTCTGGTACTCGCCCCATCCTGGAATCTCAAACTTTTCCTCGTCTAACACGATCATGTCCATTTTTTCCAGGACACTGAGCGCCAATACAATGACGCTTTCATCAAAATTCAACTCATTGGCAAGCAGTTTAGGCGTGTATGGAATGTTCTCCGTCAAATAGATCATTCCTCCAGCATTACACCTTCCGGCCATTGTCAATAACATCACCCAGATGAGGACGATGTTATTACCTTCCGGGAGTGTCCGGATATGCTTGATTTTGCGGTTCTCAAACATATCCGTAGTGAGTTTTATCCACTTCACTTCTCCCATACATTTATCACCCCATTTTCTTATCTTTGCGTAGATCTGTATGGAACATGGTACTTAGGTTTCATCACTGCTTTATCGTCAATGTAGACGTCAGCAGCAACCTTTCTCGGATCATTTCCCCATATTTTCATTAGCTCTGGGAGATTTTCATTTACAGCGTCAAATTCAAGCCCATGCTTACGGCAGAATTCAACTGCGTCAGTTAATTGCTGACCACACCGGCACGTCCACAGGATCACTTTATTTCCCTGACTACGACGTTTGATAAGGTGTAAAATCAATCCCATGTTCGGAGCACCGATACCTGGGTATATGCTCTCGCACAGTGTCCCATCGAAATCCACGGCATATACTGTATAATTCCTACTCATCAGATTCTCCAGCACGTTTTTCTTCCCACATCTGCTTGAATCGTTCAGAAGCTGCCGCCGCCTGCTCTTCCGATACCTTTCTCGGTGGGCTGATCTTGATGAAATTAATCGGTACATGGCATACCATTGATCCGTCATTGTTGACATGTACTGAATTGACCTCATCCGGTCTCTGTTCCGCCATTTTCAAAAGCTTTGACTTCAAAGCCGTTCCACTCGGAACCGTGACTTCGGCATAGTCTCCGCCTTTAATCCAGTTGATTGCAAACTCGTTCACCCTTTTTCTCCCTCCTTGCGTTGATTGATCGGTTAATTATTTTTTTGTACTCAGTTCTGGCTTCAATACATTTAGGATGTTTCAATTTGTCCACGCACATTTGATAATGTTTTTCGCATACCTTATATCCAGATTTTACCGGGTTGCTACAGAAGCGACACATGTGTAATTTCTCACGCATTTCGAAACCGATATTATGACTTGTCTCTGCCTTCATTTTCCTATTTTTATCAGCGCATATACCACACGTGCTTCGCCCCCCCCGAAGAGCTTTCCGCTTTCCGCATCTTGTGCAGATTCCTTGTTCTTTCCTTTTGGCATACAAAATTCTTAAATACTCTCTCTGCTGCTCATTATAGTGCTCTCGGTCCTTGTTTCGACGTGCATTGACTTGTGCGCTAAATTTTGCATTGCATTCCGGGCAAGCTTTTTCGTCTCCCATAATCGGATGAATTCTGCACTCGGGGCAAACGCCACATTTTTGATACATTTTTCTCGTTTTTGCCTTTTCTTCGTTTCTCTTTTCCCTACATGCGTTACATCTATAAGCACCGTTCTCTGATGGTTTGCCGCATAGAACACATAGTCCCTGGCTCCGCCTGCGCTCTATGAAATTCTTCATGTTAGTCGATGTCATTGTAATCTTTTGTTAATTCTCCAATAATTCAATAATTTTCCCCGCAGATTCTTCCGGCTTGCAGAACATAAATTCTGTTCCATATTTCTCGTGCATGGTCCACATGATCTGTTTAAGCTGTGATGGCTTGCACGGAGGTTTTGGCGGATTTTTACCGACATGTTCCGCGCGTTTCTTCGCGATAAAATAGCTCCTCCACCGTTTTTCATTTTTCCAGCGCTCAAGGTTCTCTACCGAAGTGACGCCGTCGGTGTTTTCTACAAGAATGATGAGACGGATTCCGTTATTGTGTGCAAGGAAACAACTGTCAGAAAAGCGCTTATGTCCCTGCATCAAACACTGGTACAACTCTTCGCAATCTCTCTTTGTATCTACCGAGGTCTTAATTAAACCGATCAAATCCATCTTTTTCAGCTTGTCTCCCCGGCGATCAATAACTTCCTGTATTTCCGACGTGATTTCGATATAATCTCCAACTGGTACCGGGAGAGGGACCAGTTCGTGTCCCATCTCCGCCAGCATGTGATGCTTCACCTCATGCTTGTTTGCCTGCTGCGCTTTGTCCTCTCCAATTCTCATTACTTGCCCTCCGGAGAATCTGTTTTCCATTCTGAGCAGTGCAGGTCATTCCCTGCGTTACTCCAATTGCATGTATATTCGAACATGCAGTTATCACAGTGTTCATCTTTATTCATTTTCTCTACTCCATTCTCATTTTCTTTGCCATCGCTTCAATTACGGAAACCGTCACACCATTGCCGGCTTCTTTATAAAGTTGACTATCCGAGTTAACAAACGCCGCTTTTTCAAAATAATCATCCGTCCAACCTTGCAGCCGAAAACATTCCTTCGGTGTCAGCTTCCGGATTGCTATGTAACACTGATATTTTTCATACCAGACTGCATATACCGTTAATTCTTCCGATACCTGCACGAATATTCCTTGATTACAGCTTGTATCTAGCGTATTGGCAACTTCTTTTCCGACTCTTCCACGTCTGGTTTTACTTCCTGGGACTGATAAATTCACTGTGTCAATACCGACTCTGCTCTCTGAATATCCTTGATTAGTTGCTTCTGCTATTTTTACTGCAAGCTGATTATCTTTATGGACTGTAGACAATGTATTTGCAATTCCATCTTCTCTGTTTTCATTAGCAAGAAATTCACGTCTGGAAATATTAAGTTTTCCACTTTCGTAATCCTTGCGGATTTCTTTTCCATATTCTGTGCGAACGTTACGCAATACTCCGAGCGGATCAATTGCGACCCCGTGTCTATCCTGCGATGTTAATGTGAACATTGGCTCGCCATTATCTTTGAATCGTCTGCCATTCTGACGTTTTTCTGCCCGATCTGGTGTCAATACTGGAATTGCAATCTTCGGATTGTTGTTGTGTCCTGCCGAATGGCATTTTGCTATTCCGTCAATCCCAAGCACTTTTCCGTCTTGTGACGAATTAACTTCTCCTATGACTTTTATTGCAATTCCGCTATCCTGTCCGGCGTGGTTCGCTACGCCTTTGTAGTATCTTGCTTTTAAGCATCTTGCAATGTCCGTCATTTGCGATCCCTGGTAGCATAAATCTATGAAACATGGCAACGCTACATGATGTCCTATTCCACCACCTTGTCCAGTATCAAGAGCCTCGGTGATTCCATCAGATCCGAACACTTGCGTATTTCTTCTATATCCGTCTTTATGTGTGATTATTTGAATACTATTTTTTCCGTCTGCTCCTTCGATAGGAAATACTTTTGAGGTACTTCTCCCTCTAAGATGTCCGATAATGAAACATCTTTCCCTGTTCTGTGGCACTCCGAAATCTTTGGAGTTGAGCACCTGCCATTCTGCATCATACCCCCACTGCTCCATTTCAATGAGCAGTCTGGCGAAATCCCATCCTCCATTAACACTAAGCAGATTTTTAACGTTCTCAATGAAAAGGTAAGTGGGTTTATCTTCTTCTTTGAGCTGTCCGACAAGGTACATAACTCTGAAAAACAGGCTTGAACGGTTTCCTTGAAATCCGGCTTGCTTTCCTGCAACGGATATGTCCTGGCAATTGTGGACAATTGCTCCGTTTGCAACATATGAGTTGTCTTCTTCAACACTGATGTTATACACTGTTCCAAAATCATCAGATTCTGTTGGCTGATACAATTCTCTGCAAACATATCTTGCACGATAATGTCCTTTAACTGATTTACTAGAGATTCGGAATGTATATGTATCTCTTTGCCGGCATTTCCTTCCTTGGATAACACATTTTTCATCTCTTCTAGTGTAGTAAACAGCTGGAACAGATTTTCCAAGTCGCTGTGCAATAATGCACATGCCAAGAATGAGTGCTGCGCTGGTTGATGTTGCTTCTTCTCGATCACTTCTTCCATCCCCGGACATATATCCATCGAAGAAGTATTTTGCTTTCTCTCGTGGAAGACACAATGCTTCTCTTGGAATTCGTTTTCCATGTGCGTATTTTCCGAACTTTTCAAGGTATTCGTATAATTGGTTATTGCACACATGATACTTTCCGCAAGTTCGTTCTTTTGTGTAAGTTCCGTGTAGTTTCGCTTCTCGCAATCGCTGTTCGAATTCTGTCCTCTTATCATCACTGATTGCGAACACGATTCTTCCTCCGCTTGGTCTGTCTTTTCTTTCAACTCTCCACCCATCAGCAAGATAACGTCCGATAATCCACCACATTTCCTTGCTGTATCCATCGGATTCTGCATCAGGCAAAACCATTGTGGAATACCAACTGTCATCGAGCTGTTCCACTTTTTTGAATTCCATTGGCTGATCTGGTTTAGTGACATAATACGGATGCTCTGCCGTGGTTCTTGTTGGCAATATTCCGAATCCATTGACATCCCAGAGTCTTGCTCCGTCCCTGTGCATTGTTGCTGTGACTTTTCTCCATCTTCCTTTGTGCGTAAGAACCTTATCTCCGACAGATATATCTTCAATTGGGATATATCCTTTTTCTGTAAGAATATAAGTTCCTTTGGCAAAACAGGGGAATCCGAAGCACCAACAGTCTGCTTTTGGTATGTCTCCGGCATACACTTTTCGAATGTCAGCTGCGTACCATTCTCCATTTCTATATTCCTCCTTTAAGATTTCTTTTTGCCTTTGCTTTTCTGGGAGGGTGGACAAATGTTCTCTTTGCTTCTCTGTTAAAAGATGCATTGATGTATAACTCGCCACTGCAAACTTATCGAACTCGCAGAATCCAACGCACTCATGTCCCGCTAATTCCATTCCTCGCCGAAATCCACCAATACCCGCAAAAAAATCCAAAAATTTCATTATTCACCCCTAGTTAAACGGAAGCCCAGCATCTTCGATGCCGTCCGGAATATTCATAAATCCGTCTCCAATCTGAGGAGAATTTCTGGCACCGGCATCTCCACCAGTATTTCCACCACTACTCTTACTCTCGGCAAATTCCTGCTCCTCTACAAAGATGTCGGTTGTATAAACTTTCTTTCCTTCCTTATTGGTATAGGATCCCGTCTGAACTCTTCCGGATACAATAAGTTTCATGCCTTTTCTGAGATACTTTTCGGCCCATTCCGCAGACTTTCCAAATACCACGCAGGGGAGATAGTCCACGCTCTGTTGATCATCTTTCTTGATACGGCGATTCACGGCGAGCGTATAGCTTGCCATCGCTTTTTCCCCGGCATACCTTACTTCCGGATCTCGCGTCAGCCGACCACATAACATTACTTTATTCAAAATAGTTTCTCCTTTCGCTCTGTATTGCGAATTTCTTTTAAATAGTTAATGCATTTCCGATATACTTCCGGATCAAACGGCTTCCTCTCATGCTCATATGAGCTGTACTCAGCAGGACTACATCCACCAATCCGCGACATTTGGTACATAGTCAGTCCTGCGTCCCGTCTTTTAGCCGCTACATATCCAGCTGATATCCCTCTTCGTGAGTCCATGTCCTGGATCTCAAGTCTTTTCTGAATGTCTTCTGCTTCTGCTGCTCTCATCAGCTGATTAACTTCGCATAATTCATTTTTGCAATCATAGAGAACACCGTGTTCGCCTTTTTTACC